GTAGCGATTGATATCCCGCGTCAGTGCCTTGCCGATTGCATCCGGCCGCTTGATCAGTTTTTCCTGCACGAATTCGCGCAACTTGGTATCCGTCCGCGCTCCCGGCTGATAATCAAACCCATAATCGATACCGTTCGGTACGGCGTGGCTAATACCGGCGCTATCAATATGCGTGTACGTTCCATCATCCGGCGCTTTGGCGCCTTCGTATTCCGATGCCCGCACCGCCTTGACGCGGCACCGGCAGCCCCAGCCGTTCGGCGGGTAGTGCGTTTGCCACCAGGGATCATCCTTGTGCAGCACTGATCCCGACCAGCTCACATGCAGTGGGCGCGGGTGCTGCACGGTGTCATTATGGATGTATTGCCAGTACGGCCGCACTCCAGCCAGATCCGGGTCATTCAATTGTTTATACCGCCCGGCGGCGTAGCTGGTGGATAGATTGGTCTGATAAATCACCCGCGTGCGCCAGTCACGCCCCTTTTTGCTGCCCGATCCCGTCCAGCCTTCCCAGCCGTGTTTTCTGACAATATCATCGAATCGGCTACGGAATGCGCCTATCGATTCGCCGTTGGCGATGGCTTTATCCACCGCGTCGCGCAGATCATTAACCAAATCCGCCTTGGCGGCACCAGCGACCATGAAGCCGCGGTCGTGCGCGCTTTTGACAATGTCATCCCAGCGTTCCGTCGGCAGGTTCAGTTTGCCTCGGAAGAAATCGACTTGCTCCTGGAACGGCTTATTAAACTTGCCGTTGCCTTGGGCGTTAAAGGCCATTTGCGTTGGGGATAGTTGCAGTGGCATTGTTTATTATTCTTCTCGCGCGTCATACCGCCCGGACAAATCCGCCGCGATGAATGCCAACTCCATGATATTCACCAGCTCGCTGCTATCCAGGTGGCCGTAGGCAGTCATCAAATCGTCGCGCAGTTGCTCGAGCGATTCGGCGTTATCGACCAGCTCGCGCACCTTGTCCAATATCGCCTTGCCAGCGGCGGCAGAGTGATTCGCCAAAATATCGACCTGGCTATCGATTGATGTTGGATCGTTATCCTGGGTATCGGCCTTGGTCACTGTTGCGGCCGCAATGCCGGTGCCTGCGGTTTTGGTGACAAAACCGTTTTCGTTACCGCCGGGGTTTGCCGGTTGCGCCGCCGTCAGCACCTCTTCATCGCCTTCCGGTTCTGGAATGCGCAGTTTTTCACGTACCCACGAAACAGGAATTTTAACGCCAGCATTGACCAAATTTGGCATCGCCTCTGAGTAGAGTTTCAGGTCTTCCGCCTCGCCCAGGTCGAATACCAGGCGCGGACAGCGGCGCATATCCGCGATACCGCCGACATTGAGCGCATAGAGCGGATAAACCAGATCGCGCGTGAGCGTCCCGGCCAGTTGCCGGGCGTCGGACATCATCAGATCGTGACGCACTTCGTTATGCACGTTGCCCAACGCGTTCGTTGATGTCCTGCCGTCCGCCTGGCTTGTCAATGTACCACCCAGGATTGCCTTGCTTTCCGCTCTCTCTGCCCATTCGATCATGTATTCGAACGGGGTCGATGCCCCATTTCCAGAAACCTGAACGAACTCAATCCCCATGCCTTCCGGAATAATACCGGCCGCATTGTGGCCGATATCCACAACTGCTCTAAGCAGAGCGGCTTTTTCATCGTCACCGGCTCCGCTGAAATATTTTCCCAGGCGAATGGGAATCCCGTAAATCTCCAGAAATTCCGCCAGATCGCGCACGGAATAATTTTTGAACAAGAATGGCCAGGCTAAAACACGATGCAGACCGGCGCGTGACAAATAGCCAGATTTGGCCTTGTGCACATGGACAATCCATCCGAATGGCCATAATTGCGCTCCATCCATCGAGCCATCGCGGTAACGGATTTGTGTGCGCTTGGTGCGGTCAGTTTGGAACCAACTCTGCGGCCGGTGCGTGATGGCTTTCGGCAGCCATTCGGCACCCAACATTTGCCATTCAATCTCAAGGCAGGCGAAACCGTGTCCGATGGCATCCAGCGCATCCTGGATCACGTCTTCAAAATTCTGTACGTCCTGAAGCAGTTCCTTGATGTAGACCGCCGCTTTCTTTTCCTTGGCGGATGGGTTGCGTGGCGGCGCGATGTCCCAATCGACCGTCAGCAGCGCGCGTTTGCGTTTGCTGAGCTCAGCGAATATGTGCGCGTCCTTTTCCTCCATGTCGAGAAAAAGATCATGCTGCGACTGAATGTCGCCTTGCTCGGCTGCTTCCATGATGCGCGCCAGTTTCGCCGGTGTCAGGCCACGGCTCGGATGTCCCGCAAAGGTCTGGTTCATCCAGCCGAGCCTGGCGGTTTGCTGCTCACGCATTTTTCCGGTATCGATCGGATTGCCGTTTACGTCGATGATTGGCGCCATAATCTACTCATTTTGTAATTTATCATTGATAACGATTCGATCCACGCACACACGGCGATAGAATCCAAATTCATCGTCGGTGTATCCCTCGGGCATTGCGAAATTCATCTTGTGCCCCTTTATACAAGCGTTGTAATCATTTGGCGGATCGCCTTTACCATTCCATGTCGTAAAGTTTTTACAATCAACACACCAGCGCTCCGGCTTGTTAATTTCACGCGTGTTTCTCCGGCGCGCCAACTCTTCGATTAATTCATCATCGGTGTAATCAGACAGTGATTTCACCACGCACCTGCACCTCCAAATCTTTCACCGCTTTCGGTTGATCTTTTCGCGCCGGTATATTCGATGCCGCCGCTGCGCGTGGTGGCTAACATCCACAGCATGTGCAACGCATCCGGTCCGTCGTCGTGGTCGGCTTTGGGAAAGTGCCGCAGTTGGTCGATCAGCGCGTTTTGTGACGGGTGCAAGCGGATCAACCCATTGGCCATGTGCGGTTGCAGCGATTCAATGCGCAGCAGCTTGTCGGCTGTTGGTTTGATTCCTGTGGCCGGTACCGGAACGCCACGCGCGGCGGAGCGTTTCACCAGCTCGGTTTTAAGAAATTCCTGGAATTGCACGGTTTCCACACCCCACAACACACATTTATATTCGCGCTGCAACTCGATCACGTCTTCAATGATCTTATCCGGCACACGCTTTTTGATGAGCGCTTCAACCACATCCAGAATACCGGTGTGGCGGTTAAAACCGCCAACCAGCAACGCGCTCGGGTCGCGGCTCGCACCCTGTTTGCCCAAGCTCGGATCACACGCGCCGAAGAAGCGCCATTCGGATAACCGGTCAACCCAAAAGTGCAGGGAATTGGCAAACGGCGCATCATCACCCGATACCGGGTCGTTCTGCTGTTCCGAATCGAACGCGGCGCGGCCGTCGCGGGCGCGCTTGATCATCAGTTTGTAGAGCGGCTGGGCGGACGGCCAGCTGACGATTGCGCCATCAATCATTGCGGCTTTACGCTCGTCATAAAACGCCTGCGCGGCTTCCTCGCCTTCATTCAGCAGAGTTTCTTCCCATTTGTCCCACAAGATCATGTTGTGCGGCCATTCGATGATGGCGCGGAACTTACGGGATTTCCAAAGCGGATTATTGATCAGCCGGTTCAATACCGAGTCATAGTGCAGGATGGTGCCGATGATGACTACGTCCATGCTGTCGTCGGCAGCACCAAGCGACAGCACGGTTTTTTTCAGCCAGGATTCCAGCTTGTCGCGCTGTTCCGGACTGCGCACGTTTTCATCGTTTTCCAGATCGTCGCCGATCACCAGATCGGGACGGTGCGGACCGTGGCGCAAACCACGCATCCTTTTGCCCGAGCCGAACACCTGCACCTTGGCATCGTTGGCGGTCACAATCGTGCCGACTTGCCACACGCGCCCCTGGCCGGAAGCTTCCGGGAAATCCATCGTCAACCGGGGATTAAATGCCAGCTCTGCCTTGATCGCTTCAAGCATCGGCAACGCCTGGTCGAGCGCATCCATGACAATGACAGGGTATTTCTTGCGCCCAGTGACCAGGCACCAGATCACACCGATTTGCGTAACGATGGTCGATTTCGCATTGCCGCGTGGAGCAGCGATGGCTTCATGATCGCCGATGCCGTTATCGACGATTTCCGGAAAGCGCCGGTACAGGTAATCGTGAAGCGCTGCGTTTGCGTGCTTCACGTAATGCGGGAAATAGGTGCGCGCAAAAAATTCGTAATCCTTGATTGCCCGTTCCCGGCGCTGCGTTTTCGCAACCGGATCGGGATCGAAACCGGATACTTCCGCTTCGATCTGCGTGCGAAACTGCGCCGCCAGCTCGGCAATCTGCTTTAAAAACTCTCGCCGGGTGGTTTTAGCCATAGCGTCTGCCCACTTCCTCGCCGAACGGGATCAGAACTTGCTCCATCGCCACGGCATGTTGCGGATAATGCGCCTGAATGTACTGCACAAGATCGCCCAGCATGTCGGCGGCAAAACTCAACTTATCCAATCGCGGGCTGCCCTTGGCGACAGAGTTCATGGTTTTTGTGTAAGCATCGGCCAGACGGCTGATGATTTCCGCCTTCTCAACGGGGTTAATTTGCTCGTTAGCTTTAACCTCGGACAAGGTGCTCTGAAACAGCAAAACGAAATCTTCAAGCACCGCGGCGGTGATGGCATCGGTTCCCTGCCCGGACAATCGGGCCGCAGCGCGTGCGCGATTCCAGTCGTCGCCGTTTCTGAGCGCATCCTTTTTCCAGCGCATAAGCGTGGTGCGAGGAACGTTAAACCGTTCGGATATTGTCTCTAAATTTAACGCTTCGTAAACATACGCGGCGCGTGCCTGGGTTATTGTTTGCTGGGAGTAAGCCATTGTTCTTTTTGATAGCAACGTAAAGTTTGCAGAAACCTACGAATCTTTGGCATCAGGTATTTATCACGGACTCTCTCAACGACACAGCACGATCCATTGTGATGCTCTTCCCATCGTCTGCATGATTTTTTATAGAATTCAATATGATGACTGAATTTGTATATATTCCATTCAACTGATGCCTTCTCATCCCACATAAAATTAAACGATTCTTCCAGCTCCTTCTGAGATTTTTTTAGAAGCTGCTCTTCTGCTCGATTTAAAATCGATGTGAGAATATGTTCCACGTCTCCACGCTTAACTTGAACCATTCTTTACAGTCCTATGGTGCGTTTGCCTTTTTCGACCATAATGGCAATACCTACGGACACAAGTGCTCCAGCGCCAGCACCCAGCACGGTTGCTTTGGTCTCTACTTTACGCAACCGGCCATCCATACTTGTTACCATCTGCTTTGTTTCGTTCTGCCCCTGGATCACCTGGTCTAATTTACCTTTGATTTCACCCAGTAGCAGTATGTGATCTTCACCCATGATTCACCCCTCGTTTTCTCATGCTTTCAAAATATTCCTGGCATTCAATGCAGCGCGTGATTGATCCTGCTTTCTGCCGCTCCAGCGGGATTTCATCGCCGCAGTCTTCGCAGTGGCTCAAGCTTGGCCGTTTTTCCATGATCGCGCGCCGCTGGTTGTTTTCGTACTCTTTCAGTTCGAGTCCCTGCGCGATATCCTCCGCCTGCATCATTCGGCCCGCGCTATTTCTGCCGATCCGGCAACGGTTGAGCCCATTCCGACAGTGCCCGGTGCCGCGCCTGGCAGATGTAATACAGTTCCGCGCGTTCCAGGCTGTTTTGCAAGATCGTCGACAGCTTGCCATCCAAAGCCGCCGGCAAATCCGGGCAGGGAACGGTCAACGCCGGGGGCGGTAGCCTCGGGATGGTTGGGGTTACTGTTGTAGAGCCGCAGGCCGCCAGCATCAAGGCGACACTCGTCATAATCGGCGTGCTTTTCAATATTCGCATGGGCTTTCTCCTTGATTTTCACGTAGACGGTGCGTACGGTTTCGTGCGCGGTTTCGTATTGCTGGGCGGTTTTCTGATCGGCGTTGGCTTGCTCGATGGCGTCAAGCCGCGCTTGTTCGAAGGCTTCCAGTTGGTCGGCTGCGGCTTTGTTGCGCGCGTGTTTCGCGCCGAGGTCGTAACCGCCACCAAAAACAATCAGAAAAGCAACCAGCAATCCGGCTAAAAAATAGGGATTCAAAATCATTTGGTTCCTCCGTATTTCATGGAAAGAATTTTGCTGGCCACGTTGTGCGCCCCGACCACACCAAGATAAATCAGCCATATTTCCGGATTTGTCGGATCAACGGAAAACAGTGTGACGCGCAAAAATGCGATCGTGGCCGCGAAATAGGCAACGTGCGTCCACAGTTTTGTGTGCGAGAGTTGGCCAGTGCCACAATCGGTGATGAGTTCCAATGCGCGGCTCATGATTCGGCCTCGAAGAGGTGACCTGATAGCGGTTGCATGTCATCGGCCAGCCAATCGGAAACGCTGAAGCCTGGACAGGTTTTGTGCACGTCCGGTAGATTGCGGTGGCCGGTTATACGAGCGTTCGGATATTTGCTATCACGCCGCAAAATGCACACCAGATCGCGCAGCGAATCCCATTGCGCCAGACTAAATTTATCGGTACCGATCAGGCAGATGCCGATGCTCTTGCTGTTAAAACCCTGCGCATGTGCGCCGATTTCCGCTTCGCTGCGCCCGGTGGCAATCGCACCGTTGGTATAAATGACGTAGTGGTAACCGATGGCGTGCAGACCGCTATTGAAGCGCTGGCGGCTTGCTTCATCGCGCTTAAAGCCGCGTTCCCGGTGCCAGTGATCGATATCCTGCGTACTAAACCATTTGCCGTCCGGCGTGCCGGAGCAATGAATGATGATGCCAGTGATTTGTCGAGTGTTCATGCCGCCATGATGGCGGATGATGCGGCTGGATTTGAGACGGAAGGCGTTCCGCCCGAAGGGTTTGGGCGGAAAAGATAGGCTATTACTGATTGGTTATTGTGTCAAATTCAATGATCACTTTTTGTAAACATGTACACGTTAAAAAATACGAATTAATAGACCGCCTTTGGTGCCTTGTATATCCGCCCCATATATTTGTTTTTTGACAGAAGAAATATCGCCCTCAAGCGGCAAATCTTCTGACGCTGCGCCCGATGACTTAAGCATAATTAGTTAATCAAGCGAGGGCTTTCTTACACCAATCAACCGCCATATTCTTTGATCACCGCTTTTAGCCTGTCAACGTGTTTGAAAATATCGTCGATGGTGTCGATATCGACTCGTATTTCATTTTTATTTTCAAAAACAATCAGGTACTTTTGCTTATAGTTAAAATTCAGACGGCAGATTGGTTTACGGTTGTTGTCATCGAGCAGGATTGCGCAGTAGCTTTTTGCGTCGCGCATGTGAATACGTTTCACATCAACGATTTCCCGCAGGATGGCTTTGACGATGTTGTATGCATCTATTTCTTCTTGCGTGGTTCCGACTTCCGCAGCTTCTCCGCTTGCTGTGCTTTGTTGTTGCGCCGGTAGCGCATCGGCGTTATTTGTAACCAGGGCCGATTTCAAGCGCTCGTTCAGGCGCTCATTGATGAATTGATTAATGGCGTTTTTGACGATTACCCTGAATTGCTCGATGACCGGTTGCGTTATGCGCCCATCATAGCTTTGCGATGCAAAAAACCGCACGAACTGTTCCGATGGCGCGTGCAGCTCTTCTTCGAGTATTTTTTTAATCGCACGGGTGTATTTCAGGGTGCTGGCGGTATTCAAGATGTCATCGAGCGAGAAGCTTGATTTAGTGAATTTCTTCAATTCATTGACTTGATGGTCATCAAAATCAAGCATATTGAATTCAAAAAATGGTTTCGTGTCCATCTTGTTGGGTTCGTCGATATCGGAATAAAACTGGTAATTGATGCCGTTGGTGAGGATGGCAAAACGCGCTTCGGTGACGTGGAAATAGCGGTGTAATTGCGACATGTGATTTACATCCAATGCGGCACCTGACCATTTGCACTCAACCAGGATAATGATTTTGTCGTCCTTCTTGATCGCATAATCGACTTTTTCGCCTTTCTTCTGCCCGATGTCTG